ATTTAATTCTTCCATCTATTCCTTAAGTGGAATGTTATGAATTTTGTATGGAAATTTTTCGTCATCATATATTTTCATTCGGTCTTCATGATGTCGATAAGCATAATTCTTTCTATTTTTCCACCTCAAATCATCCGTAATATCGTACAGTACTGTTTCTTGATTATTATCTGAAAGTCTTAATCCTCGACCTATTGACTGTAGATTTCTAATACGACTCTTAGAAGGAGAAGCGAAAATAAGGTTATGAAGATTCCTAATGTTGATGCCGGTACTAAATACCCCATAACTTGCCACGATGATTGCGTCTCGTTCTGTTTCTGCGATTGCTCGTATTTGCTCTCTTGTATCGGTTTCTGTTCCACCATATACAAAAAAAGTTTTCCTATTGTCATCTGTATTCTCCTTTATCATATCGTATAAAATACGTCCATGTTTTTTCACTAATCTAAAGAGAAGTAAAGTATTACCATCAAGTGATAATACTAAGTTTCGTATATATTTATTTCTTTTCTCATATCCTACTATAAATTCTAGTTCAGCTGCATATTTAATCTTTATAAATTGTTCACATATTGCATCAGGATACTTTAATACTATAATTTCTACACGAAATGAAGCTAATTGCTTACTGTCAATTAACTTTTTGGTTGTTGTAACTTTATAAACCTTACCAAATAATCCCTCTAAAACTAATTTGTGAGTTTGAGTTCCATCTAATGTTCCTGTAGTTCCTATTCGATATTCTGCGTTCACACATTTAGTCATGATAGATGTGAGGGATTTTGATTTGAATCCGTGAGCCTCATCACCAATCACTAACTTATATGGTTCAAAAAGTTTTTTCTGGAGTTTATAAATGGATTGCCATGTTGAAATAACTACTTGCTTATCTGAAATTTTATCTTGTCCGGCATAGACTTGGTGACAATATTTTACGGAATCCCATCCATATTGTTGAAAATCTGCAAATAATTGAGAAACTAATGATGTGGTAGGAACAATTATTAAAGTCTTAACATTCAATGCCCGTACAAGTAAATAGATGATTAGAGATTTTCCACTTGCAGTAGGAGATACTAACAAACATTTTTTGTATGATAAAGCATGATGAAATCCATCAAGTTGATAATCTCTGGGTTCGAAAGGTAATTTTAAATTTGAAAGAAACTCTTCATTTTTTTCTATTTTACGAGGTTTCCACCAATTACCATCAGGAATGACTTCATAATTTCTTTTTTCAGCAAATATAAACACGTATTCAAGTAATCCACTATATAACAACCTATTGTGGATATTAAATAATCTTATATTGCCGTCCCATATCTTCATACGATAAGCAGGCATGAATCGAAAACCGGGCACTTGGAATGTAAAATAATCACAAATTTCTTGTGCTACGCCATCTTCACAGTTTATTTTAAGATATACCTCATCCTTCTTAGTAATCTCAATAGTCTCAATGACCTTCTGTGAATTTTTTCCAATCGATTGCATTTTTAATTAAATATCCTCTAGTTGTTAAACTTTTCACTATAGATTCAAGATAGTTAACTTTTTCTTCTTGTAGTGCAAGTAATTTCTTAGATTCTATTACATTATCATCCGCATCTATATATTCTTGTACATCTGCTTTGAGTAATTTTAATTGAAATGGTTCCCAGTCCGCTGCCTCTAATTCTTTTACAGTCATTCTTCCACTATAATAATCTCTTTTTCTTCTAATAAGACCGGCAAATAGATATTTTATTTCCTTGAATTTTAATTTTTCGTTGGAATAAAATATTAAATATTTGTTATGTAATTGGGGAATCTTTATGGACTCATGAGATAGTTCAGTTTCATCCATTTCACAATCGAGTGTCCATTGATATTGTAGTTCTTCAAATTTCATAATCTTTCAATTTTTTGAGGGCGACCATCGTAGCCGCCTGTTCAATTATTTCAGCGTAACCTTCTTCGATCCATTCATCTATAAATTGTGTTACTCCTTCACAGGTCGGATCAGTATAATCATGAGCTAAACAAGGACCATCCAAATAATTCCAATGATGAATAAAGTCTTTCTTAACTCCTTCGTATGAATGATCACCATCAACAAACAACATAGACAATGGTACATTTTCCATTGCGTGGGAATTCTCTGTCCTAATATCTATGCGTTCTTTTTCTTCGTAATTATTTAACCAATCATCTACATCTGGATCATGACATCCTTCAACTGCATCGACAGAAATAATTTTTACTTTAGAATCATGGGTCGCAGTTGCAAGTAACATTAATGATCCTGCCCAATAACGACCTATCTCTAATATGATATTACCTTCTCTTGTCTTTGGCATTGTTTTCCATTGTTGAGAAGCATATTTGTACAATAGTCCTGCTTCATGCAAGTCTAATCGTATAATATCTCTTGTTTCTCTTGGGGAATTAAATAGCCATAACAAATGAGAAAAATCTCTTTTCATTTTAATTGTTCAATAGATTCTTAATAGTATATTCTGTATAGTTAAAACTAATAGTTGCAATTTGATATGTTGGGTCTGTTGTAGTACTATCAAATGATATTTCTGATAATGAGGTAGGAAAAATATCTTTAAAATGTATTTCCATCGTAGGATTCATAGAACTACTTAAAATAGTTAATACGGCAGTTGTGTATTTATCTTCTTCACCCACTATCCATTCAAATATTTCTTGCCAATTTTTCAAATATTCATCAATCAAAAACCCTACATTAAGTGTTTCATAAGTTACAATACCAGTATGGCGAGAAAAATTTTGAAGTTGAGGTGTGGAGACTACAGCCGCTTCCAATGTTATTCCTGGTAGATTAACAGTCTGAATGAAAAAAGAAGTATTTGGTAAGGCTGCAACATCAAATTTAAATTGGACATCAGCCAAAGGATTAATATTTTTAGGTTGTTCTGTTAGGCTTGTCATATATCCTTTTCATCTTTTGAAAATAAATTTGGTAGTTTTGGAAAATCATCTCCACAATAATTAACCCAAACAAACTGTAGGGCAGGATGTTCTTTAATAACTTTAAACATTTGTTTATCCCAATTATTATATTCAGCTTTCCATCCATCTACTCTTTTACTATCTTTACTGAAATAATGTTCTGTATCAGTATAGATGTTATCATAATAATTGTTATGATGATCAAATCCTAATAAGTAAACTTTTTCATAATCATTACAAGTAAAATCTCGACACGCAATGTGTAATGCTGAAGTTCCTGTAGACCATCCCAAAACATCTTCACCTATATTTTTTATCTTGTTTTCCATTCCTTTAGGAATCCAGATAATATAACTTTTTGTTTGTATACAGTTAGCAGCAAGTCCTGAAATATATACAAAATATTCAGAATCAAATCTTCGATATGTTGTATGTTCTGTTCCATTTGCTAAAGAATCATATGCTTCTTCAGGTAACAGATTCCATGAATTATGTGTAAAATAACATTGCCCATCATATCCAGATTCAATAATATCACTTATTATCCCTGCATCAGTAGCACAAATCACATCAGGTGTAAAATCTCTATGACAAGCATTACATCCTATAACTGTTCCATCTAATTTTGAGACATCAATGCTTTTTCTACTTGGACCATTTCCTAATACAAAAACAGATTCTAAACCTTGAGCATCGGCTCCTTCATACATTTTCACTACCTTATATTACTAGTCTCCGGCTCTCACACCTTATTATATCATACTATTTTCATTTGTCAACTACTATTACTATTTAGTAAGCACAAAAAAAGGGTGAACCAGAAGTCCACCCTTTTTAACTTTATATCGCCCGAGGCTATTACTCTAGTCTTCCTTAAAAAAGGATTACATAAGGTTTGCCACGATAACGTGTCGGTAGTAACGGTTAGCGTTAGCTGTAAGTGAACCATCACCAGCTCCGTTATTTGCGGAACCAGTTTCATTCGCGAAAGGATTAGAAACAAGACCGTAACGAGTCTTAAAACCAATCTTAGGCTGGAATGAGTTCTCACCAACTGCACGAACCATTTGCAACGGAACGTAAGGACAATAGAACAGTCCTGCGTCATATGCAGATGAGCCTTTGTAACCAACTGTGAAATAGTTAGTTGCGGCAGAAGGGGCATACGGATCAACGAAAACTTTGAAACGACCATTCAAAGTTCCAACCATTGTGGAACCAGAATCATCAGGATCAAAACCATTTCCGGAAGGATTACCAGAGAGTTGACCAGCCATTGCTAATGCGGATGCTACATCTGAAGAAGTAATGAGAACATTACCTTTTCCTCTGCGAGTATCTTTAGCAATTGCGTTTGCTTCACGTTCAATCTGGAACATCAAACCCTTGAACTTCTCTACTGACCAACGGCCATTAGAATCGGTATCAAGATCGAAAGTTCCTGCGGATGTAGTGTTATGAGCTGCACCAGTTTTTGCGTTGGTGTAGATTGTTCTCATAACTTCGCGGTTAATTTCAGCCAAGATTTCTGTTGACAGAATATTTGACAGTTCTGTTTCAGCATCCAAACCGTGAACGGCTTTAAGATCCTGTGCCAATTCCATTGTGTACTCTGCTTTGAGTGCACGTGACTTGGCGGTAACTGTCACTTTGTCGATTGCAAATGCCATTTCGGATACTGTAACATCAGCT